CCAGATTGTATTAACTCTTGTCTTGTGATCTTTTTAGGATGTCCGTGTAATACAATCTTTGCCATTGATTCCTCAGGTGAAAATGTGTGAATAGTCTTTGAACTCATTTATCACACAGATTCCATCTTCAAGATATTCATGATCATACGCCATTTCCTCGGCGAAGTCAAGAGCCTCGTTAAGTATATAGAAAACCTTGGCTTCTCCGAAAACGGAAACAATAGCAGGAATGTCACCTTCATAACGGCAAAGTTCCTCATTGAACTTTCCGTAAATGTTGTCAATAGCCTGTGCATACGTTACACGATACTCAGGACCCTTTTCTGTTATTGTCAACAGAACATAGATGCCGTTATCAGCAGACATTATTCCTCGTCTCCTTCAACTTCTTCAAAGAAGGTTGATTTGATTAGTCGGATGAACCATGAAATCATAAATGGTGCCCAAAGAGGAGCAAGCACCTCGATCCAGGTCCAGTTAGCAAGATGGTCCGTTAGTTTTAGGCCAATAAGCAATAGTGCCAGACCATCCATAAAATCTAATCCATCGGATGTTGCTGATACATTGATAACCTTGGCTTTGTCCATACTCTTCATATTTCGGATTCCTTCCGGTAGATTAACAGGCATTACTTCCTCTTTCTTCCTTTGAGACGACGAGCCTTGCGTTTTGCTGAACCAATCTTACGACGACCCTTGCGAGGTCTATTTTTATGCGGCCATGCCATATACTACTCCTTCAATAGTGTTTTCACGGAATCATAACGAAAGGAGCGCCAGCCACCTGCGTCAATATCCCATACTGCCTGAACATCATCATTCAACTGCCGAGCAGGCTTTGCCACCTGTCCATCATATTCTGATAGAACCTGTGGAACAAAATTATCAGATAGAGTGGCCCGCATGGTACGTTCCGTTCCATCTTTCTTCTCAAAGACAACGGTAACAACACCGTTCTTCAAGTCTTCTCTTAGAGCATACTTATCAATCATAGTTTTCCTTTCTCATGTAGATTAGAAAGTTCATTATAACCGCCAATGTAGCGGCTGTCAATAGTGATTACGGGAAAGGTTTTGGCACTAGGATATAATGCCTTTAACGTCTCACGGGAAAAGTCTCTTTCAAGTTTATACTCAATAAAAAACTTTCCTTGACTTCTCAGAAGTTCCCGTGCCTTGTCGCAGAAGGAACAATCATTTTTGGAATACATTACAATAGCCATTCTAACCTCACTTACTTAAATGGGATTTTCTTACTCTCAAATAAATCCATTCATTATAATATTCTTCTGATATCAAAGCATCTCGATCAAATTGTTCCTTCGCTTCCACATACGAAGCCTCACCTTTGCTCTTACATAGATAGAGGATTTCTCTTGTGAACTTTTCTTTACCGAATAAATCAACATGCGAAAGGAGTTCTTTGTTCGATCCATAGTAATCAAGCCAATCCGAATCAATCTGTTTCTTTACTCGCTTGCCCTTTTTCTTAGTGCTGCGAGTAAACTTAAACAGTTTCTTGCCTACATATTTTTTGCCAGTCACAGTGTTTGTTATTAGATAAACAAACGCCACATATCCATCTGGTATTTCAGTAAAAGGTTCTTTGTTGTATGTCCATGTCATACAGATATATAGTCATCGATTTATAAACCAATCATATATCTTGGCGAAAACAATAATCAAAATGGCGTAGACTATTGTTAGTAAAGGTGCAACAAAAAGAAGATATGTCCATGCGTCAATCTTCAAAGGCTTCTACCTCTGGCGGATACTTTTCGTTCCACACTACATCAAATGCTGGATCGATATCAAGATATCCTTCCATGCCTTTGATTTCAAATTCTTCTAGAACTTCTAATAGAACCCTATATGTTTCTTCTCGTTCTAAAACACCAACATCGCTTTCTACATACTGTTCAATAAAATGACCGAATATGGCCGCTCTTTCTCCTGCCATTTACTCCTTATCCTTCTTGAAAAAGGACATATACTCAGATAAGGAATTGGAAAACATCTTGTATGTGACATTTGTGACCATGATAGCATTTCTATACCATTCATAAAAAGGATTCCTTGCGAGTAAGTCCGATTGTTTAGTTTTATGTTTCTTTGGCTTCCTGAGAAGCAAAGACTTATTATGTATCATACTTTCCAGAAAGACTGTTCTCTTGTCAATCATTTCATCACAAACATAGAGAAGATGTTCATTTTTCATTATTTTCTTTAGTTTCTTTACAAGTTTTTTTCGTCTTTTGGCAGCATGAAGTTGTTCCAATAAAATTTCATCTAGTTCGTCGGTCATAACATCCAAAACATGATTGCTGTTATAGATAGAAATAGAAACACCGAATATGACCAGCTAGTTGCCAGTGCTATCATACCGAAGATAGTAGCCAATATGATCATACTCATGATGCCTTCGAAAGTTCTATCGGTCAATCTACATCCATTGTGAACAGAGCCCTGACATACTTATTAGGATCAAAGTCAATCCTCTTCCGAGCAAAGATGACGAAACCAATATCATGTTTTTCCATCACATCATTCATAGACTTACCAGTAGTATATACATCGTCCACAACAAGGCGAAAAGGATTGTCTTTCTTACAATATTTTTGTAGAGCATTACCTAGTTTGGTGCCACCTCTTGGAATACCATAGACAGAGCCAAACTCACATCGTTCGGCAATCATAGCAGCAAGACATTCCCAGTCATCGTCGGTGAGTGCATCACATTCAATCTTCCAGTTTAGTTCTTTACCAGCATGGGAGGTAAAGATTCCCCATTGAAATAGGTTCATGGCACAATCCTAATCGTTGTGTCTGGATCATTCTTCACAATTCCATATAGAGTTCTGGCATTAGCAGGACTAAGGCGAACACATCCATGAGAAGCAGGTCGTCCAAGGTTACCCACATGAGGAGTTCCATGAATAGCGTAACCCCCCGTAAAGAAGATTGAATAAGGCATAGGGGCGTTGTCATACTTCTTTGAGTAGTGCATTCGTTCAAGGCCTTGTGGAACGAAATATCCTGTGGGTGTAGTGTAGGGCTTATGGGTTTTTGGATCGACCCCTCTACGAGCCGTAGATACTGGCCACGTGTAATATCCTTGGTCACTTTGAACCTCCATGGTCTGTGTCTTCTTATCAATGACGATGTTTGTGGTCGCCATTGCAGGTGTGGTTGTTAGTAGCATTGCAAGTAGTAGGTGCTTCAATTTGAATGTTCCTTATTGTTCATATAGTCGTGGCAAGAACCAGGTTTCTTGTTGTAGTAGGTGCAGTAAGCAGCGATCCAATCGGCAGCAATAGCATTCTGGGCCACATTCAATGGAATCTTGCCATCGCATACCAATCTATGCAGTTCATTCTCAAGGGAATCTTTTACACGGGCATTCCAGGGTTCACCAAAGTATGCCTGAGGCCATAGGTTCCGCATTGAGTTGGTGCCACCCAATTGGAGAGAGATTAGATGGTCAATCTCATATGAGTTTGGAACTGGTGTAATATTATACAGTTCATAAACATGATTCTTTTTGGACTGTGGCACGTTTCGAACCGAGGCACTATATCCGACGGTGCATACCTTTTCCAGAGTAGCACTTTCGTCAACCTCACCTGGCGTCATGACGGGGTTGGGTAGAATGGGATCCTGTGCCCATGCCAATGAAGGCAATAGGCACAGGATGATTGCTAGTTTTCTCATTCGAAATCGACCTCCATAGTTGTCTTCTTGGGACAATAACCACACCTAATCCAAAATTGAATCCTTCTATCCCAATCATCGCTGTCAGGATGAATGTTTAACCAACGAATCCACGCCTGTTGTGCTGTTTTGTCGAAGGTATATTCATATGGATGCCACTTATGCTTTGTCTCATCTCCCCAGGTATTGACTGGACAACAGATCACATATCCTTCGATCTTCATTTCATTTCCTATCAAGGATTCTATCTGCCATTTCGCTTGCCATCTTTTGGTATTTTATCCGTAAGGTTCGTTCTTCTTCCAACTCAGTCTTGAATGCTCCGCCAGTTATAGTATGATCAAGTGCCTTTTGTAAGGCGTCTCGTTCTGCCGTCAACTTCTCAATCTCATCAGCAGCCTGACGCATTCTGTCTCGCACTTGTAACCATTCCATTACGCCCATATCAGACGGATTATCGGGCAGCGGCATCCGTAAAATTCCTAGAAGCATAATATCACTCACTTCAACAGTTCCTTCTTCTCTTGATCCCATACCTTCCTCTGTTCGGCATTCAGAAAGTAGTCCAAAACATCGTCAACAGCACCCAGAAAGTGATAGTCTACCTCCATCACATCATCCGAGCAATCAATCTTGTCTGGCTTACAGTTGTGTCTATATGCCTCCTTGAGAGAAGCAATAGCAATAGCATCACATTGATCGTGGTCAAGTTCAATCGTGTGTTTCATTATTTTCTCACCAGTTTTCTATTGTAAACTGTTTGTCCCAACAATGGTCATAACGATCATTGTGAAACACTAGCACTATTCCATCATACATGAAGCAGTAGTTCATTACTTACCTCTTGGTTCTTCCTTAACCAACTCTCGGCACTTCTTTATGATATGAATATACTCGTTTTGAACCTTATCGTGCGAGAGTTCAACGTAGTCAGTGGCAATGAACTGAACCAGACGTTCATACTTACGAAGACGCTCGATTTCATCGGCGGATTCATAGCAATCTTGCTCATATCTGCTGTCAATCTGTATCTGTGCGGGCATCTTACGCAGTCGTTCTGCAAGGTCTTTACTCATTAGACAAGTTTCCTTCTATATGTATCAGCACATATTGCCAAATCAAGATAACTATAAGATGTTGGTTGACCCCAGTTCTTATCATATCTTTTGTGAATGATAATCATGGTTCTATCATCATTCGATCCTTTTGTAAACTGATACAAAATGTCTAAACACTTTCTATCTGGTTCACTATAAATTTCTTTTAGGTATTCCGATGCGTCTCTAAGCACTTTTGGATCAATCATATCGTTTCTCTTTTCAATTGGACCGCCGAGGAATCGAACCTCGAACCTACCACTACAATGCGGTGCTCTACCATTGAGCTAACGGTCTCATAAATCTAAGGATGGTCCTTAACCAACTCTCGGCACTTCTTGATGATACGAATATACTTATTTTGAACCTCATTACCAGAACTTTCTCTGAACTCCTTATCCGGTTCACTTATATATGATAATATCGCACCATGCCTCATCATCAGACCATTGAATTTGCGATACTCCTCATAGAAATGCTCGTATTCATCTTTATGGACCCATTCCTCTGTGGTCTCTGAAAACATTCGGATATACCTATAATCTGTCAGATCAAGTTTTTCGTTATTCTTAGCGAATGTTAACTCTGCCATATCCGAATCTTCACACTTTCGCCTTATCATAACATACTCTGATTCTGCTTTATTCTTAGTCATGTGTAGGCTCCTTTCCACTAAAAATATACACAATGCTTCGTCATTAGTCAAGAACCTCTAGAATACGCTGGCGTTTTTCCTCAAACTGTTGACAGGTCATCTGAAACATTCTTTCAAGCGCATCTAGTTTGGATTGAGTTTCTGCTTGATTACGCAATGTGTCGTCATGTTCTTCTCGGCGCTTCGCTCCCTCAACAAGAGCCTTTTCCAACCTTTTCGCTACAGCGTCTCGCTCGTCACGGAGTTTCTTTACAAGTTTCTCTATCTGAACTACCGAGTCTGTAATCGATCCGTCATTATGCGCTCCCATTAGTTCAGCATTGACTGAAATCAAATTAGTGTAATGCTTTTTGAACTCTTCGGCGGCACCAAGTTCAGCACGAAGATCGAGGTTTTTCAGATAAACGTTTTTATCATACTTTAGAGTTCCACTGAGGATTCCGTCGCCGCACTTCTCACAGATTTCACCGTTTCCCGGTCCACCCATGCCGTCTATAATCTCTCCGCACATCTGACATGACCAAACAGCGGCAGAAGCAATCCTAAACTTTCCAGAAGGTGCAGCAGGAATAACCTTACGCACCAGTTTATAATAGACGGTATCGCTCATCTTCCGTTCCTTTTCAGATACAACATTTCCGCAAGTTTATAGGAATCTATTCCAGGAAAGTATCCCTTTTCCTGGAGTTGTTCAGCTTGTCTAATATACACCATCTGCTCTCGGAAGTCAAGTTCTTTCCAGGATTTCATCAAAAACTCTCGTTTACTAAATAGGTGTAGATCGCAGGATTGCCGTCCTCATCTACTCTAACGCTAATAGGAGCGCCAGCTATGGGTATTTATTCTACCACTAATCTTCCTCAAGGTTTCTATGTTTACGCCTACATTTCCAAGAACGGTAATGTCTATTACATCGGTAAAGGACACGGCAATCGTGCTTGGTTCAAATACAATCATAAAGTAAAACCCCCAAAAGACCTTTCACATATTGTTATTATGGAATCGGGTCTAACCGAACTGGGTGCCTTCGCCCTTGAGCGAAGGTACATTCGTTGGTATGGCCGTAAAGACCTTGGTTTAGGCCATCTACTAAACAAAACAGATGGCGGCGATGGTGCTTCTGGATTTGTCCAAACTCAAGAGCATATCAACAAAAGAGTTGAAGCCTTCTCTAAGACTTGGAAACAGAAGGATCATAGTCTCACAGAAGAACATAAAAGAAAGGTGTCTGAGGGTTTGAAGGGAAGAACCTTCTCCGAAGAACATAGAAGAAACCTTAGTAAATCTGCGCCGTGGGGCCCACAACCGAAATGGACTTGTCCTACTTGTGGTAAAAGTGGTGGCATTGTCGTTATGAAACGCCACCACGGTCATTATGGCGAGAAGTGCCTTCTCTCAGACTAAATGTCGCAGGAACCGCTGGTACAGGCTAAGGTCTGTACCCCTTCTACATTGTCCTCAATCTCTACCAGTGAATCCCAATCGAGGTGCTCTGGAACGGTCGGTAGCATAGCCTCATAGAGGTCTTTGGTGATGGCCTCGTAAGGACTTTGCCTATAACTACCTCCATCATGTGGAAGAAATGATACACCGCTCATTTCATCGAAGTGATCATAGACCCATGCTCCCACCTTCATCCATTCATCCTCACGAACCGAAATCGTTACAGAGGGTTTATGTTCGCAGAATGCTTCCTGATAGACGGCCCATAGTTCAAGATGCTTGATAGCGTCAATATCATCTCTAACAACCGCACCCTTTGGTGCCTTCATTGGAAACGAGAAGACAGTTGTGGACTCTGGCTTCATAACATCTGGTTCCCATGGCACACCCTTGTCCTTCATGAACTTAGTAAGAGGATCTTTGTTGTCAGCACGAACCCTGCGAATATAATAATTTGAGTGACGAGGATGAATACCACTGGCGCTATCGCATAGTTGTGAAACCGTACCACTAGGTTTAACGCAAGTAATAGCGGCAGCAACATTAATACCAAGAGTATCAGCAAGGCCTTTGTTAACATCAATAGCGTAATCACGGAGCTGCTCCAATCTTGCTTTAATCTCTTTATCATTCGGATTGTTGAATAGTTTGGAGTCATAGATGCCAGTTAGAGAAACACCAAGCAGTCTTTCCTCTTCTGCATTCTTGGTCCAAATCTTTCTTAGATACGGGAAATCAGTAAGAGTAGACTGGAAAGTACCGAGAATAGTAGCAATCTCAATCTTTTCCTTAATTTGTTCAATGGTGTCTGTTGCTCTGATAACCACCTCGGTAAGATTGCAAAATCCATATGGTCTAAGAATAATTTCACTACACGGGTTTGTGCCGAATAACTGATCATGATTTCGGCGTCCGTTTCGTTTTGCGATTTTTTGACATGCTTCACGACTGAATAGACCTCTCTCTCCTGATTTACTTTCATATAGTGCCAGCCACTCGGACATGAATGAACCGATTTCTGGCTTCTCGTTATATACCGCAGAGTTGTTAGACAATGCTCGCTGTGGATTTGCTTCCCACCACGCACCTGCCTTGGCATGTCTCATACGGTCATCGGATAGATTAGACAAGGAAATCATTGCTGAACGGCGAACACCACCGACAACCACTACCTCACCAATCTTGCACATAATATCATGACACTCCAAGGAAGTCAATCGACGACCATGAGCATTACGGAAAATCTTTACAACAAACTTAAATAGTTCGGAAAGAGGACCAGGTCCTGAACTGCGCCCACCAAATGTCTTCAAAGGAGCACCGGCAGGTCTTACCTTTGTCACATCCCACTTTGGAATCTCACCAGCATATAGAAGTGAGATAAGCATACGCAATGCTTTGGCCCAACCCTCTTTACTATCCTTTACCACAATAAGAGTATCGGACTCAAACATCTTTTCTGGAATCTCTGGCAACTGATTAATGAACTGACGCTCAACAGAAAAACCT